GTAAATACCTCTGAAGTTGACGAAGAAGCAACTGACGACAATCTTATCGAGGACACAGTTAATGAATGAAGAATTAATTGCTGATATTTGGACATCATTCAAAGAATATTTAGATAAAAAACATATTGAAATGGCGGCAGAACGTTTTATTGATTTATGCGCAGATTACGGAGTAAATGACGAGACTCTGAAAGAAGCAATGGGTCATGATTTAGTACTAGATGAAGCTATTCATTATTATTTGGATTTAGATAACGAAGATACAGAAGAAGACGATTGGGATTAATCAATGGGTTGGTATAGTGAGGTAAGCCGCGATATAAACAAAATACCCGATGCAATTGCGCATTTTGAGAACGAGTTAACTGATGCTCGTTACGAATGTAAACTTGTAGGTAATGTTGAAAAATCAGCTGCTGCTATGCCAGGCATTGTTGAACATCGTTTCAATCAACTTCAAGAAATTGAAGCAATCTTAAACTACTTAAATATTGAGCTACGTAGATTACGTAGCTCATATTTCAAAAAATATCTTGAAAACTATCAACGAGCTCTGTCAAGCCGTGACGTTGAAAAATACGTTGACGGTGAAGCAGACGTTGTTGACTACGAAAAAATTATCAACGAGTTTGCCCTTCTACGCAACAAATGGTTAGGCGTTCTCAAAGCACTTGACCAAAAGCAATGGCAAATTACTAACGTTGTAAAACTAAGAGTTGCAGGTATGGAGGACGCTGCAATTTGACAAATTTTATTCCTACACAAAGTTCTACACTTAATCCAAAATGGACTGGTAGAAATAAACAAATTAGTAAATTTATAGAAAATAATACAAACGTGCTTGATTTAGGTTGCGGATCAAAAGATTTACTAAATTACATACGTCCAAAGAAATATCTAGGTGTAGATTATAAACAACCTCTGTGTGATATAGAAATCAACTTAAACACTAACTTTATCCTACCTAACGGACCTTGGGATTATTTAGTTGCTAGTGGTGTGTTAGAATACCTTGATAATTTAGAAAAGTTCTTTTCAACAATTAACAGTAGTAGTAAAAAATATATTTTTACTTTTTGGAAACTAGCACACAAATCAGAATCTATTAAAAATAAAAATTTACAATCTTTAGAATACACAGAAAAACTTATAGAGAAATATTTTAATGTTATAGATACTGATAAATTTAGGAATCATGTAATTTTTATATGCAAAAATAAAAATGTATAAATTTAGTATCTTAGTTGCTTGTGATCAAAATTACTACAATGATTGGGCAGAAAATCTTCTCAAAAGTATAAATTTCCATTGTCCTCAAATTGCACTTCGATGTCATATTGTTAACCACGATAAACTTATACAATTACCTTTTGTAGATTACACATTTGAAACTAGAAGTTTCAAAACAGATGATTCTAAAATTGCTTATTTGCAGGCAGTCCGCTTTTTACAAGTAGCAAAAATACCACTCGAAGAACAGGTAATTACACTAGATGCTGACACTATTTGCGCAAGGCCTTTCAGCATAGATGATTTCAGTTCTATTTTTCAATACCAGCACGTACTCAAGCATCATAAAGCAGACAGATGGCTTGCAGGATTAGTTGCGTTTAGAAGTGATAATTTTAGACATAATTATGCTGAGAAATTATTAGAAGTTGATATTGATGATTGGAAATGGGGTCGTGATCAAGACATATTATCAAGTTTGGCACATAAGTATCAATACAAACCATTAGATAATAAATGGATGAGAATAGCAAAACCAAAACCTGATACAGTTTTTTTAACTCTTAAAGGAGAACAAAAAACTACAGAGAAGTATTTGATTCCATTTAGAGGATTTATTAAATGAAAAAAGTTTACGAATATTACATGCCAGATACTGATACCCATTTTGCTAGGTTAATTAAAAAACAGGTTGATAGAGGAGGCATAGCTGAATATCAAAATGACGTAAGAGACGAAGCATACAAGTATGTTAAAGATTTTGGTATTGCTATAGATGTGGGGGCAAACGTAGGCTTATGGGCTAAGCCTCTAACAAAAAAGTTTAATAGTGTAATTGCATTTGAGCCTATGAAACAGGTCCTTGAATGCTTAAAACTAAACGTAAAAGATTTACCTGTAACAATATATGAACACGCAGTAGGTAATGTTAACAGTAATATAGAAATGGAATTTAATCAAACAAACACTGGAGCAAGTCATGTTGCTAAAGTAGGCACAGGTCCAATAATAATTAAAAAAATAGACGATCTAAATTTACCAAAATTTGGATTACTGAAAGTAGATTGCGAACGACATGATTTACAAGTTCTTGAAGGTGCAAAAGATACTATATTAAAATACAAACCTATTATTGTAGTTGAGCAACATCCTGATACAGAGTATTGCGCAGGAGAATTTTTAAAAAGTTTAGGAGCAATACAACTTACTAATGTAAGAAAGGATTATATTTTTGGATGGAACTAAAAGTTTATTGGTCAAACTCTAGACCTAATTTTGGAGACATACTTACACCATATGTACTAGATTATTTTGGTTTAAAGTATACAATGGTTAGCGAATCTCAAAAAGCAAATGCAATGTGTATTGGCTCTATTATACATCGTGCTACAGATAATATGATCGTATTAGGTTCAGGATTAATGCATACAAAGCACATATTAAATCCACGTGCAGATTATAGATTCGTTAGGGGACCTCATACAAGAAATAGAATATTAGAATTAGGTGGAAAATGTCCGGAAATATATGGCGACAGTGCATTGCTTCTACCTTATTTTTGCAAAGAAAGTGCTAAAGAACACGACATCGGACTAGTTCCGCATTACGTAGACTATGAAGTAATTAAAGAAAAATACCCAACATACAATATAATTAATGTAAACAATCCTGATCCGTTACACGTAGCCAAAGAAATATCAAAATGCAGACAAATTGTTTCTACCTCTTTACATGGCGTAATAGCAGCTCATGCTTATGATATACCAGCAGCATGGCTAAGGTTTTCTAATAAATTAAAAGGCAACGATATAAAATTCAAAGACTACTTTGCATCTGTTGGAGTAGAATATACAGTAATAGATAAATTAGAAGATGTAAAATTTTCAACTATAAAAAATATAAACTTAGAATTAATAAAAGAAAGATTTGTAGAGTTAAATGATTAATACAAAAGCAAAAGGTGCATCTACACCTGTGCATAATCTATTACAATTTAGATTGTTGCAACAGGCCTTAGCAGAAGAAAAGTTAGATATAAATTCTTATGATGTCTATGTTGATCATAGGCTAGGCACTGTATCTTTAAATGGTAAAAAAATTGGTTTGAGATATCCTAAAATTTACTTAGAAAAAATAAAAAATTTATCATCTGACAAAATATATGATTTTTGTTTTATAGGACATTTTGAATCGTTTGGAAGAGAAGAATTACTACAACCTTTCACTGAAAAAAATTCTATTATAAAACACTCTGTAGTTGGTAGAACAGAAAAGAAGTTTATGTTTGACAAAGAATATTATAGCACCATTTGTAGTACTAAGTACAGTTTAGTTCCTAACCATATAGGTAAAAAAGCAAAAAAATGGCAACACGACGATGCATGGAGTTACAGGTTTATAGAAACGCTTTTTTGTAAAAGTATTCCTGTTTTATTTAGACAAACGCCGTTAGGAAAAAACTTTATAAAAGATTTTAAATTTGTATGGAATGATTCTACTTTTAACATTAGTGATAAAGAGTATAACCAAATAGTAAATTATAATTATAATCTTGCTGTTAACACTTTTACTATCAACAATGCTGACCTTGAAAAACTGCGTATATAAATATCTACATGAGCAATGTTGTATTAGTTAGTGGCGGCTTTGATCCCTTACACTCGGGGCACATAGCCTATTTTAAAGAAGCAAAAAAATTAGGTTCAAAGCTAATAGTAGCATTAAATTCAGACGATTGGCTAACACGTAAAAAAGGTAGACCATTCATGCCTTTTGAAGAACGTGTAGCAATTTTAAAAGAGTTAAAAGTAGTAGACGAAGTTATCGGTTTTGACGACAGCGACGATAGTGCATGTCAAGCAATTTTTCAAACATTAAGCACACACGGAAGTGGAACAAAAGTAATATTTGCCAACGGTGGCGATAGGACCAATACTACAACACCAGAATACAAAATGTACGGTAGTATGCCTTATGTAGATTTTGTATTTGGCGTCGGTGGTGAAAATAAAGCTAATAGCAGCAGTTGGATATTAGATGAGTGGAAAACACAAAAAACCAAACGTGATTGGGGTTACTGGCGGGTACTAGATCATAAACCTGATAAAGGATACAAAGTAAAAGAACTAGTAATATACCCGGGCAAAAGTTTAAGCGATCAAAAACATTTCCACCGTAGTGAAGAATGGTATGTATTAGAAGGCAAGGTGCATATGCAGACAGAGTGGAACGGAACACAACAAACTAATAACTTAGAGCCAACATCTAAGGGGTTTGAAATAGGGCGCGAAGTATGGCACAAAGCAAGTAATTTTACAAATGAAAACGCACACATACTTGAAATACAAAGAGGAAGTAAGTGCATTGAAGATGATATAGAAAGAAGATATTAATGGAACCATTAAGAGTATTTGTAGGTTGGGATAGTAGAGAAGATATTGCCTACCAAGTTTGCAAACAAAGTATACTAGATACTTGCAGTGTACCTGTGGAAATTATTCCTCTAAAACAAAGAGAACTTAGAAAAAAAGGACTATATAGTCGTACTGTTGATAAATTAGCAAGTACAGAATTTACATTTACAAGATTCCTTGTGCCACACTTAGCAGATTACAAAGGTTGGGCACTTTTTATAGATTGTGATTTTGTTGCAAAAGATGATATAAAAAAACTATTTGATCAAGCTGACGATCAGTATGCTGTAATGTGCGCTCATCATGATTATACACCAAAAGAAGGTGTGAAAATGGATGGAAAAAAGCAGACAGTATATCCTAGAAAGAATTGGAGTTCGTGTATTTTATTTAACTGTGAACATAAAGAAAATGCTAAACTAAATGTTTCTTTAGTTAATCATCCTAATACAACAGGTGCATACTTGCATAGATTTAGTTGGCTAAGGGACAATTTAATAGGACAGATATCCCACGAATGGAATTGGTTAGTAGGATGGTATAAAGAACCTGCAGATGGACATCCAAAAATGTTGCACTATACAGAAGGAGGTCCTTGGTTTGATGATTATAAAGATTGCGAATATGCAAACGAATATTATAAAATTGAAAGAAAACTAAATCAAAAAATTATAGACGAATACAGAGACAAAACAGTAAGACCGTTACAATTAACTCTTCCTGATTCAAAAAAAAAATTAATAGATAATTTAGTTAAAGGACTTATCGATCCTGATGGATTATATTTTGAGAACAATGTAAAACAAACAGTTAAAGAGCTTGATGATATGATTAGAAATAAAAAGAAAAGCGGATATAAAGTTGTAGCTATACATCCTGGAGACTCGTTTGATTTAGATAAAAAACAGTTAATATACGATAGACTTTTAGAGGCATTTTGTCATGGCTCAGACGGAAGACTAGGAGACTTTGAACAAGAATTAGATAACAACATACCGTTAGTTATCAGAGGATTAGGCGGTAATAGCCAACGTGCAATAAAACATTGTTGGGAAACAAAAAGAAACTTTTATGCACTTGACACAGGATATTTTGGCAATGAACGTAGCAAAGCAAAAATTTGGCATAGAATTACAAAAAACCACTTACAAGCATTAAAAATTATAGATAGGCCTACAGATAGGCTACGTAGGCATGCTTGGAAATACAGAAAATTTACACCAGGCAGTAAAATTTTAATTTGTCCTCCTAGTAACAAAGTAATGGGAATGTTTGGTCAGCCTAGTGCTGAAGAATGGACCCAAAATGTAATTAGCGAATTAAAAAAATATACTGATAGGCCTATTGATATTAGATTAAAACCAATTAGATCCGAACGTATATCTACAGATACAATTGAAGATGCTCTTGCAAATGACGTTCATTGTTTGATAACTTACAATAGTATTGCTGCGGCAGAAGCATTAATAAACGGCAAGCCTGCTATTACTTTAGGCCCTAACGCTGCAAGTTCATTATGTGGTAACAGTTTATCTGAAGTAGAAAATTTACCAACACATGATAGAGAAACAATGACAGCATTTATGGCACATTTGTCTTATTGTCAATTTACGTATAACGAAATGATGGACGGCACAGCTTGGCGTATATTGAATGAGGATGTGTAATGTTTACTGTTGCATCTTATATAAAAGGTATTCCGCCTAGAAATAGGAATCCAGAAAAACCTGAAGTTTTAAATAATTTTATAAAAGGAGTTAATGCTGTAGGCGATACTGGAAAAGTAGTGAATGATTGGAATATAGTAGATGCAGACGTTGCTGTTGTTCAAGGATTTGTGCATCCTGGTAGTAAAAATGTAACTCATTTAAATTTAAGAAAAGCTGTCTTTGATAGACAACAGAAACTTAACAAAAGAAGTATTATAATTGATTCTAATTTATTTTTATATGCTGATCCCGGAAATACAAAGAAGTATCTAAGGTATAGTTACGACGGCGTGTTTCCTACTACAGGAGAATATTGTAATAGCAATTCTGATCCTAGCAGATGGGAGAAAATTAGCAAGGATCTAAATATTTCTTTAAAACCTTGGACAACTGGTAAATTTATTTTGTTGTGTTGTCAAAGAGACGGCGGCTGGAGTATGGATGGACAATCTCTTATGCCGTGGTTAGTAAAAACAATAATGCAAATTAAAAAGCATACTGATAGACCTATACTTGTAAGATTTCATCCAGGTGATAGATACACAAATAATCACAAGCAAAGTTTGCACAAATATGCATTAGAAAATGTATATATTTCAAGCAATAAATCTATAATACAAGACTTAGAACTAGCACATGCTGTAGTTAACTATAATTCTAGTCCTGCTATTGCAGCAGCGATTGAAGGTGTTCCTGTTTTTGTTTTAGACCCAGCAAGAAGCCAAGCAAAAGACATTGCTAATTTAGATATATCAAAACTAGAAAATCCGGCATTATTTGATAGACTACCGTGGATACAGAAACTTGCTCAGATGCATTGGACATCTGACGAACTCACAGACGGAACAGCATGGAGGCACCTAAGACAATGGGCCAAGAAATAATAGTAGTAACTACATTCCATCCAGAAGGCATGGAAGTGTATGGACAACGTTTTATAGATAGCTTTGCACAAAACGTTGCTAAACGTATCAAATTAGTCGTTTACGCAGAGGACTGTACGCCAGTTAACCCTGACCCTAACCAAATTACTATACTTGATGCAAAGCAAGAATTACCTAAACTAAATGCATTTAAAGAACGTTGGAAAGATGATCCAAAGGC